TCAAAGATCTTATCTCGATCAGAACGGTATGACAATTCGCCAATAATAAATGCTCCAACAACTTCTCCTAAAGCATTTAGTTTAGCTTTTCTTAGTCTCAGTTCTTGAGTTGGTCCATAACCTCTGGCCTCTACAACTTGAGTAATATCTTGTTGTAGAGGTTGGGCTAGAGAGAAACTAAACGAGAAGATCAGGCTCAGCAGTATTGGTTTTATCAGATTCTTCATATTGTTCTACATATTCTTTTGCACTATTGATTGTATCAACTATTTTGTCTAGCACTGCTGATACACCATACATTGCTACATAGAATCCTAATACAAATCCAATAATAAACTTAAACATTACTGACCTTCCATTTGAGCTCGTATTTTATGAGCAGCATTAATTGATTTCTTAGACACTCTTACAGTCACAGCAACCATGTTGATACTTGGATCAACTTTACGTTGTGTAATTAAAGCACCTTTAAGAATACCATTTGTACTTTCATGAATTGTTTGACTAACTTGCTGAGCAACTTTAGTAGAACGATTTCTTTCTTCTACATTATTCACTAAGTCAGTTGGTTTCAATTCAGTAGACTCATCACCAAAAATATCTGTTTCAGTGTAAGGTTGAGTTACTGTATTAGTACCATTAGTTAAAGAATCGTTTAAGATTGTTTTTGAAACATTCTCAATAAACTTTTCTGTCTTAATGGTATTATTTAAGAATTCAACTAAGTTTGCACGTGCTCTCATTGATGCGACAGTCATTGCTTCTTCGCGAGAGTTTGCGTGGTTGAATGTAATTGGTGAAGTACCGGTAGATTCAATTGTTAACCAATCAGCACCAGTTTCATCAAATTCAAGAGAGATTGTACCATTATCTTCTAGAAATGCTACCTCTTGTGCTTTGATATCTGGTTTAGCTTCAAGTGGATTATCAATTAATGATACCTTTTCTTGTTGTGAAGCACAGCCAACTGCTAATAACACCGCGGCTGTAACGGCTATGTTTCTAAGTTTCATCTAGTTTCTCCTCATTTTGGCTTGATCTTCTGCATCTTGCTTACGAAATACTGGCACAGAATTTGATTTGTGCAGTTGACCAATACCGAGCATGTTTGTGCCAGTATATTCTTGAATAGGTTTTTTTGCCGTTGAACCAGCATGTGTATCAAGGCTTTTGTACTGTGGAGTTTCACGATGTACAACACCTGAAGCCACAACATTGAAGTGTGTTTCAATAGGTATAATCTTAGCCTTAGTTGGGCGTTTAGATTGATCAATACGCTTTTTAGATTTGCGCATTGGCTTGTAAGTATTTTTCACATATATCATCATAATAAAACTATTATATCACGTTAATTAATTAATGTACATACTTTTATATAACTTTTTTAGGTACCATCTATTTTCAGCAAAGTATTGTTCCATGCACACTACTTTAGCACCGAGTCCCCACATTCTCTGTTCTTCACAATATTCATAGTATTTTTCACGACAAAAACAGCGCCACTCTAAATGGTCTACCATTCTTTTTTGCCTCCATATTCTTCGTTATAGTCATAACCAGCTTGATAGGCAGCACGTTCCTCCTGCGTTAGATCAGTTATTTTTTCAGAGGTACCTGTGCCTTCTGCATAATAATGTGGATCTGGTGGGCGGTGATAATATGAATCAGCAGCTCCACGATCAAAGGCACCACCATGTCTAGTATATTCTTTTTTGATTATTTTGTCAATATCAATCATTATGCAGCCTCCGCATTAAGTTTTAATTGATCTGCAAGATCTGCAACTTGATCTTCGTTCATACCTTTAATGCAAACAGCCATTTGATATTCCCAAATTCCAGGAATTAAAACCGCTTTGTCACATGATAACATCCATTCATGAGTTTGAATACCAAATTCACGTTTCATTCTAAATATTGCTTCACTCATACCGTGAGTTCTTACAATGTACGCAGTTTTATCTACAATGAAAGCAATCTCATGGCCATCTTCTGGACCATTTAGAGTAACTGTTTTTAATTTGCTGATATCCATAATCTTCTCCATTTGTTTATCAATTAGGTACATTATATCCTGTTTCCTAATTAAAGTAAACAATTTTATGAAAAAAATTGTAAATAAATTGTAACAAATTTGATCGCACCGTGTGTCCCCTGTGGGGCTTTCTCACGGCATTAATATATTTATTTAGTAAGCTTAACCTCAGGCATCTCGTTAGCGCCTGCGACAACAATACCAGAACCAAAGATTGTATTATATTGATTTAGCATATCTTTATTTGGTTCACCGCTAGAAGCTATAGCATGGTCTTTGATTGTCACCGGATCTTGACAATATGGCATAAATGGAGCTAGACCTGCGCCTAAACCCTTTTCAGTTTGTTGATAGACAATTGATACAGCATTCTTAAGTACAATACCTTCGTCACTTGTTTCTTTTATTTCACCAAGTAGTTCTTCACCACTCATTAATTTAAATATTTTAATATCCGCCATCTCTTAAATCCTTCTCAATTATAAAATCTAAATATGCTGCACCATCATCTATGTCTGTAAAATGTTTAATAAAAAATTTTGTTGGATCTTTTAAATGATCTGCAACGGCTATAACGCTGCCATTCCATGTTGATAGCTTAATAGCATAATTGCCTTTTACTACAACTGGATATGATAACATCATTATTTATTGCTCTCAATAAATGCTATTAATTCTGATTCTTTCATGAATCCTGATTTTTGTTCTGAAACTTCGTCGTCTTTCATCATAGCAAGGGTTGGTACACCTCGCACATTAAATTTTTTGGCAAGTTCCATATTTTCTTCAATGTTTACCTTATAAACAGGAACATCACTTTCCATGTCTTCTAATACTTTTGCCATCATTTTGCATGGATTACACCATGTTGCATAAAAATCTAATAGATATAGATTCCTATCAGGTAACACATCATTTACTACTTCATAAACTTCCATATTTTCTCCATAAAATGGGGAGCCGAAGCTCCCCTATCGCTACTTCTCTTCTGTTAAAAGATCTTGTTTAAAGAACTTAACACCCTTTTTATTGATCTCAACCTTTTTAGGTTTTTTGTGATCAGGGATTACATTCTCAAGACCAATTTTTAGAATACCATTTTTATATTGAGCACCATGAACTTCTACAGTATCAACTAATTTAATAGTTTTTATAAAAGAACGAGTGCCAATACCTTTATGTAGGTATTCAATTTCATCTTCGGTTTCTTTTTTCTCACCTGCAATCTTCAATACGCCATCTTCAACTGTAATATCGATTTCGTCTTCATCGAAACCAGCAACAGCTAATTCGACAACATATTTCTGATCGTCTAATTTAATAATATTGTGAGGTGGGAATTTGGCAGAAGTATCTGGAACTGTGTCAAGCATAGCTTCCAAAGTATTAAACATTCTGTCAAAGCCGAGGGTTGATGGGTATAAATGCCCAAAATGAATTTTAGTCATAGTTTTCTCCTTTAATAAGCAAGACTAATAAAATGTACACCCAAATGGCATGTACAAATCTATTTATATATTTCCGTTTTGGAAATCATCTAAAGCTTGATTAATTGGCTTTAAGCCATAATCATGCAATTTTTTATGTTTTGCATCAATTTTATTTCTTCTTTTAGCAATTTCTCTTGCATGCATTGATGCATAGACAATAAGTGAATAAACACCGCCTGCAGTTTCAGCAGCTTTATCTACACTAATTTCTCGTATGTGTTTACTAGGGTCACGTTCTTTCATAATAATTCTCCACATGATTGACAAATAATGACTGGTGGTTCTAAATCCATATTCTGTTTAAATTTACATTTTAAACATCTTACACCAAAGATCAAATCATAATTATCAGCATATGATTTCGATGGCCCTCTAGTTTGAATTGAATCACCGGTTATATCGTTCTTTGCTGCCATATTAATATAATTTTTTAGGTAGTGTTTGAGAAGCTACTTTCTTTAACCATCTCTTACGTGCCTGGCTCTTAGCCCGTTTTCTACGAGTAGTTGGTTTCTCATATTGTTCACGTTCACGTAGTTCTTGAAGTAAGCCAGATTCCTGAATCTTCTTCTTAAACTTCCTCATTGCACGTTCAAATCCACCTTCAGGTACAAGAACTTTTAAGCCTCTTGCTTCTTCTTGTGGTTTAGTGCGTCTTGAAAATCTTTTATTAATAGCGATAATAATCTCCTTAACCTAATAGAAATGTAATTACATATGCAATCGCAATTACTACTCCTAACATAATAAATTCTTCTTTTCCCATAATTAATAATTATATATTATTTTCTAATTAATGTACAATAATTTTTTTAATAAAAAAGGGAGCCAAAGCTCCCTCTTATCTTTTATAACAGATTTTAAAATCAGTTAGAAATTACTTGTTGCATACGTACATAGTAACTTCGAAGCCAAATCTCATTTCTGTTGCAGCTGGTTTAGTCCACATAATGTTTCTCCTTATTTAAGAATTTTATTTAAATAAGCAGTTCAGTAGAGAGTCTTTCAACAAGTCTACCTTGAGCACAAGATAACATTATCATATTTCATCTTTATCGATAATCTACAATAAGTTATCTCTATTATTATATATCAATTAACTATAAAAAGTATATAGTTAAAAGTATTAATAAACGTTAGTTAAAAGTATTAACTACTCTGCAGCAGGAGCTTCAGCCGCAGGAGCTGCATCAGCATTAGCTTTTTCTTGTTCAGCTAATTGCGCTTCGCCCTGTTGTTTAATTTTTCCAATTAAAGAAGCAATTTCATCAAAAGGATGTTTACCTAATGATCTTAACACTAAGTTTACTTCTTGCACTTCAAGTTCTAATTTTATAGCCATAATTTATTCCTTGCTTTTTTTAATTCCACCGATGTTGTATTTCGGCACCAAATCCCATTCATTTTTCTCTTTATAAGATACAACCTTAATTTGAGAAAGGGATGCTTTAGGTTCCGCCTTAGATTTATCAATAATCTTAAGAAGGTCCCAATCCTGTAATAACTCAGCGATAACATTTCTGCGCTCTATATCGGACATAGAGATATCAGATTCTTTGCCATCAAGAGCAAATAATTCTTTAAAGTGTACAATAAAGTACTTACCTTGTTTGTGTAGTATATGACAGGACTGAAATAGTTTTTTCTCTTTACGAGATGCTATGCCTATTCGGGTGAGAGTTTCTCTGACCTTTAGAAAGTTGTCTGGTTCGATCAAGTCAACTTCAAGCATGGCATCAGGTGTCCAATCATAATATATCATCGACGAAGTCATAATATAATACCTTTGTTATTTTACCTAGATTTATTTATATACAATCTAGTTTCTACCACCTTCGTGGTATGTTTCAATGAGTTCTTTTATATTGTCATCAGAAAGAATATCAATTACTTCATATGCCTTCTTCTCAGAATATTTATAATGTTTCATTACTAGTTTTATAATATCTGAGGCTTTTTCTTTCTTATGCCACTTAGAGAATCTTCGCCTTTTTGGTATAGAAAACCTTAAGAAATCGAACTGCCATTTCTTTGGAATGTCAGCATGTTGATTCATTTCATTTGCATAAAGAATAGTATCAGGAAAATATGATAAACCTTTATTAATTAAAAAAGGAGCATATTCTTTTTCATTTTGTGGATCTTCAAAGAGATCCTTTTTATTATCATTTATGCTGTTTAGAAAGTCGAATGGTGTTGTCATAATGTAGTACCCAATTTTCTGCGGCTATTTCCGCATCACTTATATTGTCAAATGTTTTTGTTCCAATATGTATTTCATCTTCAAATAATAAAACTGTCAATTCATCTTTAATAAATTGCGCAACGTCTGCAGATCGTCTAGAATGTTTACACTGATAGACTATCATTTTGTATTTGCTTTAAAGCACCAGGCGCAGCAAGAAATACTGTATCCGGAAATCTTGCTTCTAGATCTTCTATTATTTCTTGGTATGTATTGCCTTGAGTAATAAAGTGTTCTGTTTTACGATTATATACATAAATCACATTATTAATCTTTTCAAATTTAAGTGATACCTTCTTTGGTTCCATCTTAGCATTAGATTCTTCTAAATTCTTTTCCATCATTTCATGGATTTCATTTACTTTCTTATTGAGTAAATGTCTGAATGTAAACCATCCGGCCAAAAATCCGAATACAAAAATTAAAAATCCCATAGCTGCTCCTATTTGAATTTGCATTGAGCCATGATTTCAGTCAGAGCGGCCATCATGTTTAGTTCATGGTCTGCAACAAATGCTGCTTTATATTGATAATCAGAAAGGATCAATACAAGCTGAGGAATACTGCCTGCTTCTAAGTTTGTAGATGCAGTATCATATAGTTGTCTAAATATATTTATACTATCTGAATCCCCATTTTTAGCAACCCATTTACGAACTTCAGTAAAGTTTTTATCCTTAAGGTTTTTAATTAGTTGTTTAAATGATTCTTCGGTGAGATTAAGTAGAATACCACTATCAATTTTACCTGTTACAGAATATCTTTGTAATTCATTAATAACTCGTCGCCAATCAGGTAAGTGTTTAGTTACGAGTTCTACGATTGGTTTAGGATCATATTGAATATTTTCTGTATCAAGGATATGTGTTAGACGTTTAAAGAATGCTGCTGCAATTTCTTGTTTATCTTTATTTTCTATTTTAAAATCTACAACAGAACATCTTGAATGTAGAGGTTCAATAATACGATTCTTATAATTACAAGTAAAGATGAATCGACAATTATTAGAGAACTCTTCTATAAAAGCACGCAATGCAGGTTGGGTTGAGTTGGGGTTGAGGTAGTCTGCTTCATCTAGTATGACTACTTTTTTAGAGTCGGTGAGGGAGATAGTTGAAGCAAACGATTTAATCTTAGTACGAAGGGTATCAATACCTGATTCTTCTGAACCATTGATTAAAAGATACTCAGCACCAACCTCATTGCATAGTGCTTTAGCGACTGTGGTTTTCCCGATACCAGGTCCACCAGCAAAAAGAAAGTTAGGCAACTCGCCTGAACTTATAAATTGTTTAAATGTTTCTTTTAATTCTTTTGTAAGTATACAATCATTGATTGTTTGTGGTCGATACTTTTCAACCCATAAGTATTCGTTCATAATATAGTTCCCTCTTCAATCATTACAGATTAAATTCTGAGTCGGCTTCGATTGCTACATAGTAAGTTAGATCAATTGCTTTTGATTTAAATTGTGATATCTTCTTAGACGAAATAGATACGTCATAATCACCTGGTAACATTTTAAGATTATCAACTTTAAGGTTTACTTTAAAGTCTTTAGGATCTGATCCAATAACATGTGTATAGTTATTTGCTGTAGCATTTTTCTTATCTACAACAGATACACTGATTTCAGATCCATTACCTACAAATGATACATCCTCAGATTTAAGGATTGGAGCAGTCTTCATGATCATAGCCAAGGTCGAAGCTTCGAGAGAGAGGTTGATATCCGCTTCTGGAAAGACGATGTCTTTCGATGGTACCACCATGTTTTGAGTGGCTGCTCCAAAATATTTAATAGAGTTTCTACCTTCTTTGATTGTGACAAATTTTTCGGTAAACTCTAAGTCTGGGTCGTCAAATAAACTCATTGCGCCCAAGAATTCGTTAACATCATATATACCAAACTCATGTGGAAAGCTTTCAGTAACTGTTGCTTTACCAAATACAGTCTTAGATATAGACACTGTTGCTAGTTGATTTCCAGGTTTAATAAGCAGGTTACCATTAATACCTGCAAAGTTTTTAATAATGGTTAGTGTTTCTTTAGATAATTTCATGATTCTCCCTCATTATCAAGTTCATTCATAAATAAAATGCAGCATACAGCATGTGCTAAGTGTGATACACCGGTTTCTGGGTCATTAATTTCACCTTCTTTATATGCCCATAAGTGTCTCATTGCTGCGTCAAAATATCTTCGATTTGCATCAGGTACTCGTTTCCAGTTATCAGGTTCGTATTTCTCTGCACCGAATGTAAGTACTTGTACAACATCTTTTAAAGCTGAAGGTGGTAATAAACCATATTGTAACTTACCACCGTCAAACTTTCGTCCGCCTTTGTGATTCCTGTCTTGTGATTGAATTA